TATGAAAGCACCCACAATTCCCCAAACAATAGGTTCAAGCCATGACCAATTATCAGAAATTACACCAGCAATTGAAGTTATGATGTCAAATAGTTCCGCTGCTACTGTTGCAAGAATGACTATTCCATTGATAAGATTATTTATTAAAATATTAAACTGTTCACTGTTTCCGATTTCATTCATTCTTTGCAATATTGGTTGAAAAGCCATTAAAGCTTCATTCTTTATCATTGTCCAAATTTGGGCAAAAGTCATTGGCATATCTCTAAATTGTTCATCAACCTTACCTGCCGCATCTAATACTGCATTTTTCACAATATCAGCAGTAATTTGACCTTCTGCTGCCATATCACGAATTTGACCAATTGGAACCTTCAAGTAATCCGCAATAGTTTGAATAATATTAGGTGCTGCTTCAAATACTGCATTAAGTTCTTCCCCACGAAGAACACCTGAACCTAAAGCCTGTGTTAATTGTAAGCTTGCAGAAGCCATTTCCTGTTGTGAAGCACCAGCTATTACAAACATTTTATTCAAGTTTTCAGCAAATGCAATTGTTTCAGCATTAGAACTAAAAGCATCACCAGCCCTTAATCCAAGTTTTGCAACAATATCAGCAGTATCAGCATAAGAAGCCCTTGACCTTTGGGCAGATTGGAATATCATATTTTGAAGTTGTTCAGTGGTTTGAAGTCCATCATTTATCATATTAAGTCTTGCTGTTGTTTGGGTTATTTCATCCGATAAGCCAATAATTTGCTTTACACCTAAAACAGCACCAACAGTTGCAGCAATTTTCATAAATTTACTATGAAGTCCACTTGCAGCAGCTTGACCATTCCTAATATCATTATTGAACTGTTGCTGTGCCTGGTTTGCTTGTCTAATTTCTTGTTCAATTTCATCAAAGGCAATTTCAGCCTTATTTAATTGTTCTCTTACAGCCTGGATGCTACTTGTATCTATTGCATTACTGGAAGCCCTTTGCATTGCTTCAAAACTTGAAATAGTAATGTTTAGTGCATTAGTGATGGCTTTCAACCCTGGTGACATTCCATCATAAACTTGAATTGCAGTTCTGATTGTTGCCATGTTCTCACCTACCTTTCAAATAGATAACAGGATGGTCATTATAAACAACCATCCTGTTATCTTTTCTTTCTTGTGGGCTTCTTAATCTGTTTTTCCCGCTTTTTATCTTCTTCAACTTTAATTTCAATTGCTGCAACAATAAAAGCCCTTTCTTGTCTATCAAGTGCCAAGAATTGAGAAGGAAGCATATTAAATTTGTGAAGGCAATAGTAAGCAATATTTGCTTCAAAATCGCCTTCTCTTATGAGTTTTTTGCTTCTTCCACCGCATCTTCAAAAGTTACTTCAAAACCATTAACTTCTTGTATCTTGGTTAAATAATCAGCATATTCCCCAGGTGTCAACATAGTTTTAAGCAAAGCATCTGCACCCATAACCCCATAACTATTTTGAAGTTCAACATCATTAAGGTTTGGGAAAACAGTGCATGCTGCTGCCAATTTCCCAAGATACAAGTTATAATCAATTTCTTGTGTAAATTGATTTCTCTTTCCGGGAATAGGAACCCTTTTTGTGCAAGCTTTTCTTATAGCTTCATCTTCAGTTGAAGTAATGCAACGAATTTCCCAAGGAATAGGTTCCCCATTTTCATCAACAAACCTTTTTGAAACAACATACTTTACATTCTCAACCTTTAAAGCGTTTTGTGCCAAAAATGCTGATAGATTACCCATTCAACATCATCCTTTCTTTTTATTATCTCATTCCAGGAAGCATATTAAATTTTTCAGGGATTTCAAAATCTTCAAAAGTGAAATCCAATGTTTCATCCAGGTATTCTGCATCAGCATCAAACTTGGTTAAAATTCCACCGTCAATGTTGCAATTCTTTAAAATAACAGTTTGCCTTCCAACACTAGATGTTGGGTCTTGATTGGTAACCTGAATGTCAAAGTAAATATCTTCACCAGTGTTCTTATACCTGTAAAGAAGTTCCCTGAAAATGCTGGTATTATAATGGAATGTCGCTGTTCCAGTTCCTTTCCAACCAGTGGTTTTATTTCCTTTCCCCGTTCTTCCTAAAATGGGCACTTCGCTTTTAGTTTTTTCAAAGGATGCCTCAAGGTTAATTGCTTGCATAAAATTATAGCGGTTACCATCTATTGTAATAAAACACTCAGCTAAAGAAGCACTCACTGCGTCTTTTGCATGCATGGTTTCAGGCATAACAAATCAACTCCTTTCAAATTATTGAACAATAACCGTCATATAAAGCTGTGCCATTGCGCTTGTAGGTGTTATCTTATCTGTTACTATAACAGCCTTTTTACTGTCCCCTTGTTCAACTGTAACATCTTCGGAAGAAAAATCTTCAATAGCTCTTATATTTTGTAGTTCCTGATGATGTTTTACTATATCGTTCCATAATGAAATCCTTCCTGCCGCGTCATTTGAGATTTTGCCAAGATATTTGGTATTAAATAAATTAGCAATGTCGTTTGCTATTTGGTCTAAAACTCTTATGGTCTGATTACTGCTAAAATCAGAATTTTTTTCATCAGTCACTGACACAAAGCTGTTTATGTCCTCAAGAACACGAACCTCGTCTCCAACTTTATGTAGCATAAACTTTCCTGCCTTAATCCCTGCTTCAAGCTCACTTTGTTTTAGGTCTGCATTGACAGCGTATTCGCCATTGTATAGCTTATTAGTATTGCTTTGGTTTATCGGGCAACCCGCAGTAATACCAGTAACCCAGTAAACCAACGCCGCAGAGTTTACATCATCAGTAACTTCATTAAATAAATTAACTGCGCCCTCGTAATCGGCATCAGTCCTATAAACAACTGTCTGGAATTTAACGCCCACTTCTTCGCGCATGCGTTTTGTAAACTGGATAAAAAGGTTAGCAACCTCCGGGCTTGTGAAAGGACATCCTAGGGCGTTAAAAGAATATGGCTCGATTTTATCAAGAAAAGCTTGATATTCTTCGCCTGTCAATTCATCCCCGTTTGTGCCGCCAGAAAGGGGAGTCCCCGCGGTTTGGGTTAGGCTTGCGTTTTTATTAAACTCCACAAAATCATTTGGTTTTAAGTCACTGGCAGATGAAACTGTCTGACTGTCCACCTTTGTGGTTTCAAGGTAAGTCGCCACATCAAATTTGGTTTCATCATCAATATTTTTGGTAATCACAATTTTCAAATCATTCCCACGCACACCGCTATATTTTGCTGTCGCATACTCACAGCTTGCCTTTGTGCCTGAAGAATTTAGCTTATAAAAATACCCGGTTCTAATGTTTAAAAATAAATCCCTCAAACCCTTCAATTTTTCATGGGTATAGGGATATCCGAAAACCTTTAATGAATTTTTTTGAAAATCGCCTGCGTCAACTTTGAAAACTTCGCCGTCAATGCCCCAGTCAAGCACCAAAGGCATTGCCGCAATCCCCCGGTCAGTAATTGTTGAACTTGCACGGGAAGCATTTACAAAGTTTATATATGAACCTGGAAGAACCTTGCTTTGAGAGACAAAAGTACCGCCGCCTAATGCCATTTTACCTCACCTTACCTTTCAAAAATTTTTCAATGAGTTCATCAACTTCTTTTATGCTATAAAGCTGCCCGTCTTTTAAAAGAGCATTCACCAAATCATTTTTATCTTTATATTTTTGGCTATTTACAATTTGCTCTTTTGTAAAGCGTATTTCTTCAGTTTTCTTTTTTTCTGCCAATCTTATCACCCTTTCACACTATTTTTAACCTGCAAGTTTTCCATGTTGTCAGTAAGCGTATCAATTTTTCGTATAAATACTTTATATGTTATAAAAAAGTGTAATACATCATCAACTATTTCATAGTTCCTTTTTAAACCACGGATTTTATTCCCATTATCAATGGTCACATATTCCAGTGCGTCAAAAAGTTTCTCCGCTACTTCAATAATCTCGTCATTTTTGTCATTTCTATTGCGGGGAAAATAGTGAATATCTAAAGAATACTCCCTAAAATATCTTGTTCCCATCATTGGGGTTTCTTCCGAATTTAAAACCATAATAAAAAAGCAAGGTTCTTTAAATCCTTGCTTTACCGTTTCGGTATAAATGTTATATTTATCCCCAAATGTTTGGTTTAGCTTAATTGATATTCCGTCAATAATTTTATTCACCATTAAAACATTCCCCCAGGAATTTAATTAGTTTCTTTTCAATAATATTAGGAGCTTGCGCTTCAAGTTCCAATTCTGACTTAGTTAACATAAATCTTCCCTTTACCCATCCTTTGTGGTTTGCTGTTCTGTGACCAAATTCCACATAGGAAGCATAATGGACCGGGTTTATAATTTCAATCTCAATAACATCCCCTTTTTGGGAAATTGGTAATGCCCTAGCATAAGCCACAGGGTCCATCTTTGCTCCGGATTTCGCTTCTTCTTCTGTTTTTGCTGTCCAGCCCCGCCTAAGCGTGCCGCCTACTTTTCCTGAGCCTTTTGGGTATTGTCCAACAGGTGTTCTTTTTATAACTTTAGCCAGAAGCCTTGCAGCAAGTTCTTTTGCGCACCCCCGACAAAACTGCTCAAAGTCTTTCTTTTGCAACTGTTCTATCTTTTTTTGAAATTTTTTTAATTGCTTATATTCAAAATCTCCCCATCTTGCCATTTAAGCCCACCCCTTAAATAACTCAAGTACTATTTCCTGATGGTCAGGATACCTTGCAGGCTCACCACTGGATTGATAATCAGCCGTTACCCCGTTTTGCGTAACTGTTATTTTGGAGCCGGGCTTAATGACAATATCTGGTGAAATAAAAAGTTTAATAACCTGCGTTACTTTGGCCGCAACATCATTTTCATCTGCAACTTTTACTGTCATATACGACAGTCTGCAGGGATGATTTACAATAACGTCAACTTCCTCATGCTTGGTTGTTTTATTTTTTTCGTTTTTGATTTCCCTGTAAACCGTAATGGTGCAAACCCCATTGTACAAACTTTCAATTGCTTTTCTCTTGTTCACCATTTTAAACACCTATACGCAATAAAATCCGCTCTTGGGTGTATTAGGTAATCAATCAGCTTATCAAGCCTTTCTTCAGGGGTTAAGCTTCCATTTCCTATGGCGTAAGTAATGCTCACATCCCCTTCAGATATGCTTGATACCGCCGCATCTAAATCAAAGCCCGAAAGCTTTCCAGTATTTTTTTTGCACAATAAAAATTCCCCCACTGCCATATCCATGGCAATTTTATATAATCCTTCGGGGATTGTTTGAGTATTACATTGGTTTTTTATGTGATTTTCCACTTTCCCTATTACGAATTCAAGCACCCAACCATCTTCATCCGTTGCAGTATAACCAAAATCTGCAAGTCTTTTTTTCACATCATCAAGCATTTAATCACGCCCTATTTATTTTTATTTTCATTGACCTCACTTTTATCATGACCATTATCCTTTCTATTTTCTTCGCTTGACTTTTTAGGCTTTTGTTCTTCAACTTTATAACCTTTTTCTTTAAACCAGTTCAATAAATAAGGGTCGGATGTTTCACCGACCCCGTTTACAAATACAACACCGGCAGAAACGCCGTTATAATCTTTATTTGGCGCATATACCTTTGCCATACTTACACCTCACAATTATTGTACTTTAATTTTTCTCATTACGCCTGCGGCTTTTGTAGCCTTAAGCGCCACTGCCGCAACCATTTCAACTTCACCATTCTTTACAGCGCCTGCGGTTGAAAAATCAGGAAGCCATGTTTTTACCGGGGGTTGGCCTGCCATTGAAACCGCGTGGAAACCATCAAGACCTAGCCTTACGGCATATAAAGATGTTTCCCCATCCCCGTTTATTGATACAACAGGCTCATTAGAACCTGCCTTAGCGCCCAAATCTACAAGAGGAACATTGCCGTAAGTTTCAATCTGTTGTCCAAAATTGTCTTTAGTAACCTGATACATTCCCGCACGTCTTGCACATGCTCTGATTTTAGCAATTAATTTAGTATTGCCAGCGATAAAAGATGGTGTGCCGTCTAAACCCATCAAAAATTCGTCAAGCATATCTAAAAAAGCCATATAATTTTGACTAACCTTTTCAGAAGTTGACAGGTCTATTGCGCTTTCTGGGATAAATTCCGTGGATGAACCAGTAAGCGCCTTTTCAAGCCCATCGAAAGCGTTAGAGTCAACCGCACTATCACCATTGATTACAGTATCATTAAATAATGCGGAAGCAGCTTTTACCTTTTGCTGGATTTGTAGCGCCACTTCATCAATAATACCGCCCATGTTTGCAAGCACTCTATCAATTTGGAATGAACCGCCGAATACTTTAAGGTCAACGGTATATCTTTGCTTTGTAACTTCCTGCGGAGTATATTCTGAATTAATTGCCCTAAATGCAGCGGTAGGTTGGGTTACTATTCTTGTATACCCGTATGTAAGGGTTGCGCCCCCACCAGTTGGGGAAACAGCGTCATCAAATGTGATATTATTTAAAATATAGTTTGACTTTGCAAACTCGTCAATTACGCCCATTTGAAGTGCGTCTTGCACATTAAGTTTTGCCTGTGCTAATGTTACTGCCATTAAATAATCACTCCTTCTTTTTATTTGTTAAAATATGCTTTTACCGCGTCAACTAATGTTGACTGTTGGTTGTTTCCAGGGAGCGTATCCTTGCTTTCCCCGGGGCTTAAGCCTTTAAATATCGGTTGTTTATCTGTTTTTTCTTCAATGTCAAATAAGAATTTTGAGTCGTCACTTTCCTTCAGCTTTTTAACTTGTTCTTCTAAGCCTTTTAAGTTTTCACCGTCAAGCTCTATCTTCTCAATGTCAAGTAAAGCTCTCACTGCTTTAATGTTTTTTGCTTTTGCGGCAATTAGTGCTTTTTCAATTGCATTATTTAATTGCAATTGCTTCAATTCCGCCTCATACTTTTCTTTTGCGGCTTTATTTTCCTGTTGCAATTTTTCAATTTCAGCCTTTAAACCTTCGGCGTCAATTTTTTTGAGTTCTTCAAGCTGTTCATCCCTTTTTTTGATGTCTGCCTCTAATTGTTTTTTAGCCTCGTTTACCTCATCAAAGCGGCTTTTTGGGATAAACCCTTTTAAGTATTCTGCCACTGCCTCTGCTACTTTTTCTGCTAAATCTTCGCTAATGCCTAGTTTTATAAAATCTTCTTTTTTCATATTTTTCTTTCCCCTTTCATCCTCACTTTTTTACCCGGTCGTGCCCGGTGATGTCTTGTTCTTTTACGCCTTCAATACCAAAAAGGCGATTTTATAAGCAAAATAAAAGCACCCAAAGGGTGCTAATTCATATATAAAAATACCACCTATCCTGTTTATATACAACGATAGATGGTTTATGCGTTACTCATATAAATTTCATCATAAATCTTTTGTAATTTTAAGCCTTCTGAGTTTAATTCCCAATTCTCATCAAAACCCACTTCTGTTATTACATCATCTAATGCAAGTAATAAATCGCCCAAATTTTTAAATTCATCTAAATTAGGCAAGTATTTTTTTAATACATTTTTTTGTTCAGCGGTTATTTTCATAACATTTCATCGCCCTTTACTATAAGGATTTACCTGTATTAAATTACCCGTATCAGGGTTTATGGTGACAATACAATTAGATCCGCGAAATCTTTGGCTTTTCCCATTTTTCAGTGTCTTAACAGGATATATTTCAACAGGGTTTGTCAATGCTTGCAAAGCATCTTCAGGTTTCACCCCATTTCTTTTTTGTTCTACTGACCCAATTGATCTCGCTATATAATGATTTGATTTTGATTTTATTTTAATGCCATTTGCTGTTGTTGTTCCTATTAAAATTGAGTCTATTTTATCACTTATATCTTTATATGTATTAAAGTCAGCCAATGGGGTCAATTCTCCGCTTTGTATTGATTTAGCATAAGCCTTAAACAATTCCCATTCTTTTTCATTATACCTTATTTTTAGGAAGTTTTCAATATCATCTGGACTGTTTAATCCTAAAATTGATTTATACTTTATATATAATTCTTTATCTTTTTCTGTTGCTGCATCAATAATAAATCGTTTTTTCCACTCT